GCGGATGCCTGTCACTGGTGGAGGACAGATCGACCCGAAGTATCTGAACCTGCACCCTCAGGGCGATACCGCCCTGTATCTGCAATATCAGGACTTCCTGAAGCGCGAGATTGCCATCGCCTTTGACCTATCCCCTCAGAACCTCGGCATCGAGCACGACATCAACCGGAATACCGCCGAGGTTGCTGAGGATCGTGACATCGCACAGGCGATATCACCAATCGGTCGCAAGTACGCGAAGTCGCTGACCAAGGAGGCGATCCACAACAAGCTCGGCTTCTCACAGGTCATGTTCCGCTTCAAGGGACTGGACCGGGAGGACGAGCTAGAGAATGCTCAGGTCTTCGAGCATGAGTATCGCAACAACGCCGTCACGCCAAACGAGTATCGCTCACGCAGGGGCCTCCCCCCGCTCAACTCACAGTGGGCCGATGTCACCAAGGCGGACGTCGACATTGCGGTCGCGGCGGCTCGCGGCACGAAACTTATCGCAGACGAGAGTGCTACCTCGTTCGATGAGAACAAGACGCCAAAGAGCCCAGATGCAACAACTTCCGATGGTCGTGTTGATACCACGATCACGGCTCGTCCGGCACGGACCTCTCCGCCATCCCGGCGCGGCGACCAGACGAAGTAGAGAGAGGACAGAAAGGGAACTGACATGCGCTATCGTCACACAATCGCAATGCTCGACGGTTCGAAGAACAAGAATTCGGCGAGTCTTATCTGTGGTCTCAAGACATCGGTCGCCATCCCAGCAGCCTCCGGCGCTGCGACGGGTGCCGTCGTCCTCAGTCCCGGTTCTTTCGCTGCCATCCCGACCCTCGTCGCGGCCGACGGTTCTGGCGCGACATTCGCGGCGAGCATGGGTGGACTCACCAGTGACGTCGCGGCTGCGGGAACCGGCTACGCTCCGGGTGATACCAGCACGCTGACGGGTGGTACAGGAACGAAGGCCGTCATGGCTGTCGATACGACTCAGCTCGTCTCCGTCGCCATCAATGCGAAGGGAACCGGGTACGTTCCCAACGACACGGTGCGTCTGGCGGGTGGGTCATTCAATACACGAGCCATCCTCACGGTCAGCACGACCGAGCTGGCATCACTCGCTCTCAACGCGCCGGGCACGGCCTACGTCGTGAATGATACTGTCACACTCGCGGGTGGGACTCACACAACTGCGGCGATCGCCACAGTCAGCAAGATCCAACTCGTCACCGTCGCCATGAACGCCGCCGGAACGCTCTACACACCGGGCGATGTCATCACTCTCGTCGGTGGAACCCACACCACCTCTGCGACGGTAATGGTCGACACAGTCGATGGAGTCACCGGCGCGATCACGTCATCTCACATCATTCAGGGCGGCGTCTACACGGTCGGTGCGACGACGTTCACCTCGAGCGGTGGTTCGGGGAGTGGCGCGACGTGGCAGACCGGCGTCTTCGGCATTCAGGCGTTCACCATCTCGAACGCTGGTGTCTACTCCGTCAACGCCGCGACCTTCACCCAGACCAGCACATCCGGCAGCGGCGTCGGCGCGACATTCCAGACCGCCGTCTATGCGATCCACGCCGTTACGATCACGACGGCTGGCTCCTACACGCTGAATACTTCTACGTTTACCCAAGCCAGCACCTCAGGTGCTGGCTCGGGTGCAACGTTCCAGACGGCGCTCTTCGGTGTCAACACGGCGCACATCTATCAGCCGGGTCTCTACTCTGTGCTGGCGAGCAACCCGATCAGTCAGGGTTCCAGTTCTGGAGCTGGAACTGGAGCAACATTCGACATCCTCACCTACGGCGTCGCGTCGATCGCCGAGAGCGGTGGTGGATCGGGGTATAACAACGGTAGTGCGATCACCGTCTCAGGTGATCTCACTGGCTTCCTCGGTGCCGTCACGACAATCGCTCAGGGTGCGTCGATCGAGATGGCAATCTCAGGTCTCAACAATACGGGCCTGTCGCCACTTCCGTCGGACTACGGCGTGTTCGTGACACCGAATGGACCGTGCAATGTCTCGGTGAACAGCAAGACGGCGAATGGGTTCAACGTCGTGTTCACACCATTCTCCGCCACGGCCTACGTGACGGCGTCTGCATTCGATCTCGCAATCTTCGCATAGGGAGAATTCCATGGCACTGACGAAGGAAGCGCGCGACGCGCTCCCAGAAGAGCACTTCGCTGTTCCGGGGAAACGCCAGCTACCAATCCAGGATGAGACGCACACGCGTCTCGCATGGGATATGGTTGATCGCACGAAGGGACTCACGCCCGGAGAGCGGAAGGCTGCGCGCTCGCACATCCTTCGTCGGGCCAAGGAACTCGGCATGGATACCAAGGGCTGGACGATCAAGGCGCTGGACATCAGCGCAATGGCTCTTTCAGTCCCGAATACGCCCGACCATCCGAACAAGATGCCCTTCTCTGGCATCTTGGTTCGGTTGGACGAACCGTCCGACGGCGCTCCCCACGGAGCGATGGGCTGCAAGATTCTACTTCCGGAGGCCGCCGCCGCTGCTGCCCTCCCATCACTACTCGGTATGGCCGTCAACTATCAGGGCGCTCAGCTCGTGGGTCACGACCCACAGGCAAAGATCGGCCTGATAACGGAAGCCACCATCGAGGAAGGTGCAATTCATATCAGTGGCTTCTTCTACGCGTCCGACTTTCCCGCAGTCACTACTCAGATCAAAGCCGAGAAACAGTTGCTCGGCTTCAGCTTCGAGGCTGAGAATATCCACCTCGAGAGTGCTGAGACAGACCCGCTGGTCATCAAGTCGCTCACGTTCACGGGTGCCGCCGTTCTTCAGAAAGCGAAGGCGGCGTATCAGACGACACGGATCGCGGCACATGCCGATGATCCCAACCAATCAACCAACGGAGATTTCACAGTGACTGAGTCTGAAAAAATCCTCGCGGCTATCGGTGATATCAGCGATCGCCTCGCAAAAGTCGAGTCGGGCGAGACAGCCCGTCTCGCAGCGGCCTCGGTGGCCGATAAGGTCCAGAAGCACGCCGACGCACTCCATCAGTGTGCCGACAAGATGGCAGCGGCGGGGATCGGAATGCATCCCACTCGCGGCCACGTCCAGGTTCTCCACCACATGGCCGACAGCCTGATGGCCGAAGCTCACAATGGGAACATGGCGGCTGCCTACTCCGGTCCGAGCATGTACTCCTCGGCTGTCGTCGAGCCGACGAAACCCGTCGTGGTCGACCCGGAAGTGGCAGCTCTGAAGGCCAGCGTCGCTGACCTGACGACCAAGCTGGCCGACGTCAGCGCACGCCGCGCTGCCGAGACTCCGGCGCCCGAGCGTCGCACCGTCCCCGCTCAGATCATGAAGCTCTTGGCGAAGGAGGGTCTGGAAGTCCCCGAGGCGGGGAAGACCCTGGAGATCTCTGCGGTCGACAATGCCCTCAAGGGTATCCCCGATCCGCAGAAGCGTATGGAGATCAAGGCTGGTCTTCGCAACGCTGGCGTCCTCGCAGCCTAGCCCCAACACAGAACAAGGAAAGAAATCACAATGACGCGCAATATCGGGGCCAAATTCGTCACCCGCATGGAGGCCGACGCCGACTTTCTCGGCAACGGTGCCATCGAGACAAATATGTACGAGACCGAAATTTTCGACCTCGTGCGTCGCAGTTCGCCCACTGCTCAGCGATTTGAAGCTCCTCCGGCGACCGGTCATCCGCATCGCTACTTCGAGGAAACTTCAATCCAGACTGCAACATTCACCGATCCTCGCAACATCAGCCCGACTCCTTCCAGCCCGACACGTGTCGAGCAGTCGGTTCTGGTGCGCGCCCTCGTCGATCAGACCAACTTCTCTCTGTTCGACGTCGACGTGACCCGTCAGCAGGGTCAGTTCGCCTATCTTGAAGCCAAGGACATCAACGATCTCATCAACTCCATCATCGTCCTTCGCGGCAAGGCACTCTGGAACGGTACGGCGACGAGCAACAACGACTCTGGCTCGACGCAGTACTGTGGACTTCTCAAGCAGATCACACTCCAGGCGACGATCGACCAGTCCAGCTCGATCATCGACGGTCTGAAGGCGCAGGTCGCGTCCATGGTCGCCGATCCCAACCACGTCGTCCGCATCACCAGCATCTACGTCAACGCGGTGCTGGGCGACTACATCGATCGCGAGGCTCGCTCCGGGCAGATCTTCCTCGGAACGACCACGGTGGAGGGTGGTCTCGTCGTCAAAACTCTCCAGACGCAGGCGGGCCCTCTCCCGCTCATTCCTGATGCGTTCATGCCGTCCGACACGGTTGCGAAGTACGGCTTCGCAGCTCCGCCGGCGACCTACAAGAACTACTATGCGGCGATCATTGGTGACAAGGACGTGGAGATGCCCTACGTCGGCGGCGCCGATCAGAACCCGAACCCCCGTCTGTTCCAGCTCGGGTTGCTCGGCGGTCTGCAGGGTCAGTACGTCGCAATCAAGTTCGACACCTTGCTCGCGAAGGGTCCCTCCTACGCGCACGCTGTCGTCGCGGTGGTGCGTCCGTAACGCATCGTATTCCCTCAACTTGGGGTCGCTAAGGAGCGGCCCCAGTTTTTCCCGGTGTGATGATGATCGTGTATCAGAGAACAGCAGAACCTCAAGCGAGACATCGACTCATCGTCACACCCGGAAAGACTTCCGACTGTTCAGACTTCTGGGAATATGGCAAGCCTCGTATTATCACCGTGGAATTCTTCCACGGTAGCACTGAAGTCCCAGACAATCTTGGTCGATGGCTCATCGATCACTCATATGCCCGCGCGACTCGTCAGCGCATCATCGTTCCAGAAGGAGTGAGACTACATGGCTGATCCCGTCGTCATCAAACCCAAGGAGACAGTTCTCGAGGCCAACTTCACAGCTCCATTTACTGGATCGGCTGATGTTGCTGCATCCAACACGGTGAAGGTCACTCCGGGGCGCTCACTCGTTATCAACTGTACGGTCGCCGGCAACGTCAAGGTTGGGTTCGCAGATGGATCTACTCTGACGATTGCCGTAGCGATCGGAACGCTGATTCTTCCGTGGGCCGTCGCGCAGGTCTTCGTCGCCGGCACGACAGCGACGGCAACCTACGCGAATCTGCTGCTCTGATGCCCGGCTCTCAGTACCTCGATTCTGACGAGTACGTCGCGTATGGTCTTCCAACGACTATGACGCAGGCGATCGTCAAAAATGCGAGTTCAATTATTGACGCCTATCTGGGCCGTCCACAGGGCCTAGCATGGTCGCCAGACGCCGGGGGTACGCCCGCCTATATGGTGGCTCCAACGCCGCGCTTGACCCTCACCTGTGTCTCAGCGGTGTCACCGGGCGCGGGTGTAGTGGTGGCATACGCAGGAGCAAAGTTGGACAACAACGTCGTCGGTGAGGCGGTCGTTCTAGATCGTGCGAATATCAGTGCTGTGGAGACTTGTGTGATCACAGCGATTGATCCCGCAGCCAAGACGATTACGTTGCAGAATGTCCAATTCGCACATGCTCCGGCATGTACGGTGGAATTCGGTATGACCATCATGGAGGAGCGAGAGCTCCCGAGTGATCGTTCCATCACGCGCGTTGCTCAGCACCCGATTATGACGCTTCTCAGCGGTGCTGGACGATACGGCTACGGACGCAGAAGTCAGCAGACCGCTGGCAACTTCCAAGAATTCAATCTTCTTGCGGTGGTCTCCTCCTTCGGTGGACCCCCACTGTGGATACCTTGGGACGTCAACAACGCGTCGGTCTCCAATCTGACAGGGGAGATCTGGGTTCCAGCGGGTGTTCTTCTCGCATACTATACCGATGTTCGCGTCTGGTACATCGCGGGCTTCGCGTACGATGAGATACCTCAGCCTGTGAAGCAGGCGTGCGCCAACATCTGCACTCTTCTGAAGGAGACAGGTCTCGGAGCCAATATCCGCTCGCGCAACGTGCGCGACGGCACCGTCGTCGGCAAGTTCGAGAACAACATGATCGACTTCAACAGTCGTCAACTCCTCGACCCATATCTGGCGCGTCGGTTCATCTGATGCGTATGTATCTCAAGGTGACTGGTGACGACGCCATCGAGGCTCGTCTATCTGGTCTCCCAACCGCGTATATCGCGGTTGCAGAAAAAGAGATGCAGAATATCGTCAATCTCATCGTTGGCAAGGTCCACGAAAATCTTGACGGAGGAGTACTCAATCGTCGCAGTGGTGAGCTGTATGACTCTATCCAGAGTAATGTGGTGGAGGATGCAGGGACACGCGTCATCGGTACGGTCTGGTCTACATCCCCACTGGCAAAGATTCATACCGAGGGTGCGTATATCCGTCCTCATGAGATTGTCCCGCGCACGGCTCGCGCACTCCGGTATCTCGGTCAAGGGTTCGACTTTACATTCGCAGCACGAGTTCAGCATCCCGGAGTCACCCTCCCCGCTCGGCCCTTCATGGAAATATCACTTGCTGAGGTGAGTGGTGCTATCCGAGAAATTCGCAAATCTATGACGAAACAGGTCGTTGGATGACACAGATCGCACAAGATGTTGAAAGTGTCATGGAGGCATTCTACACTTCCATGGTTGCACAACAATCTGCGATTGGTGCGTTGACCATAACTCGCATCTGGCAGCCGTGGGATCAGCTTTCAGCGATAGCGCAGCCCGCCATCATCATCGTTGAACCATCTGAGCAGCAAGAGCAGACGATTGCGATGCGCTCGAAGGTGAGACTGAATGTTCAGCTCGTCTGCTACATTCGTGTTGATAATGCGGATGTGAGTAATCCTCCGTCTAAAATCTTGAATGATTTTATTCGGAAGATTAGAACGGCGATACTTCCGCAGGGCAGAGATATTGTGAAGAATACGAATACTCTTGGTGGACTCGCCGCCGGAGTGTTCGTGAATGGAAAAATCATCAAGGACGCTGGGGTTCTAGATGAGCAGGCGAGCCTTCTAATCCCAGTAACCATCATTCTACCTTAAAGGAGAAAGACATCATGGCCTTCGCAGTCTTCGGGCCGGGCTCGCTCTACATCACTCGTACTGACGTCGTGAGCACACCCATCAACATCGGCTACTGTCAGTCCTTCAGTCTCGATGAGACAGGAGAGACGAAACAGCTCTACGGTCAAAATCAGTACCCGCTGGCAGCGGCGAGAGGAACAATCAAGGCGACCGGAAAGGCCGTCGCCGCTGAAGTTTCTGGCATCGCTCTCAACTCTGTCTTCCACGGGGACTCATTCGCCACAGGAATGATCATCCCGAATTGGGCAACGGCCCATCCTATTCCTGGATCTGGACCGTACACCATCACGATCACCCCTCCTGGACCTCTCACATTCGATCAAGATCTTGGTGTCGTGTATGCGACGACTGGTCTTCCGTTCCAGAGAGTGTCATCGCTGACGGCTGTCGGGCAGTACACGAATACTGGAGGTCTGTACACGTTCTTCAGTGGTGACGCAGCCGCCGCCGTTCTGATCTCCTACACGACGGCTGGAGGTACGTCCGGTCAGACACTCACGATCACCAACAAGCTGATCGGAACGGCGCCGATCTTCCAGATCGACTATGCTACGACTTTGGAGGGGAACGCATACTATCTGAGGATCTTCCAGTGTGTCGCGAACAAGCTGTCGCAGTCGTTCAAGATCACGGACTTCATGCTGCCCGAGATTGACTTCGACATCTTCGCGAATACGTCTGGCAACGTCTATACCGCCAGCTATCCAAACGTCAGCTAGGGAGATATTACTATGGCATTCGCAGTCTTCGGGCCTGGATCTCTGTACGTCACGCGTACAGACATCGTCAGTACGCCCATCAACATCGGTTATTGCCAGTCATTCAGCTTGGATGAAACTGGTGAGACGAAACAGCTCTATGGACAGAACCAGTATCCTCTGGCGGCGGCGCGTGGTACGATCAAGGCGACGGGCAAGGCCGTCGCAGCAGAGATCTCTGCCATCGCGCTTAACTCCGTCTTTCACGGGGACACGTTCTCCACTGGTCAGATCGCACCGAACTGGGCGACCCCTCATACAGTCCCAGCGCCGAGTGGACCGTACACTGTCCTCATCGCACCTCCAGGTGGTCTGACATTCGATCAGGACCTTGGCGTTATCTACGCGTCGACAGGTCTCCCACTCCAGAGAGTTGCGAGTGGCCCAACGATTGGTCAGTACGTCAATCTCGGAGGTCTGTACACATTCGCCGCTGCTGATGCTTCCATCGCCATGCTTATCTCCTACACGACATTAGGAGGTTCCTCAGGTCAGATAGTGACGGTCACCAACAAGCTGATCGGAACGGCGCCGATCTTCCAGATCGACTACGCCACAACGCTGGAGGGGAATGCCTACTATCTCCGCATCTACCAGTGCGTGGCGAACAAGCTGTCGCAGTCTTTCAAGATCACCGACTTCATGCTTCCGGAGATCGACTTCGACATCTTCGCGAATTCCTCCAATCAGGTCTATACAGCGAGTTATCCAAATGTCAGCTAGTATCACACTCGCCGGCGTCGTCTACCAACTCCCCGAGAAGCCGCTGCTCGGGGAGGTTCGTGCGGTCAGCATGGCGATGTCTCGCAAGTTGCCTCCGTATGGTGAGGAACTTGAGGCATACGCTTGGGATCAGGCTGCTGACGTTGTCGTCGTTGCCCTGAAACGTCCACAGCCAGACTGGACGCGTGACAGCTTGTTCTCACAAGCTATTATCCCAGATGAACTTTGGGCGGCGCGTCGCATCATCCTCACACACTTCGGTCTACTCAAGGAGCCCAAACCGGGGGAAGAAGTGGCCGGGGTGGAGCAAGTTGGGAGTGGGTCTACGGAGAACTCTGCACCGGCCTAGCCAAGACTCCAGATGAGGTAGGTTCTCTCACCATGGATGACGCCATGGAAATCCTCAATCACTGGAGAAAACATCCTCCGACACACCGTATCTTGGCATCGGTGCATAATGTCAAACCCCAACTCACTGTTGAGGAACAGTGGGCTCAGGGAGCGATGGGACCAGCCGATTTCTTGGGTTGGGTGAAGTCTACAAGCGGAAAGAAGGCTGGCCCGAATGGCTGATGACACAGAAACTATCATCATAACTGGTGACGTCAGCAGTTTGAAAGAGCAACTCAATGTTGCTCAGATTGAACTGACATCGTTCAACAGTGCCATCAAAGAAACAACAACTTTGATGTCTCGGATGGGTTCATCTGGGGCGGCGTCTCTCCAACCATATCTCACAGAATTGAGGCAACGCGCTGCTGACACGACGGCGGAGATAAATCAACTCACCATTGCGATCAAGAATTACGGGAATGTCCAGAATAGTGTCGTCACCCAGACACCATCCTCCAGCTTCAATCGTATGGTGTCTGATCTTGCTGATGTCAAGACCAGCTATCTGTCGGCGAAGGGTAGCGCTGAGGTCTTCTCATCAGCCGCAGCCGCTGGACTCCTCGGAACTGCCGAGGCTACCGGAACTCTCAACCTAGCAACATCAGGAGCGATACAGGAGTATATCCGCCTCGGCCACGAGGCTATGACAGGCAACTATTCTAGAATGCCCGGCTCTGCAGTCGTGCTCGCCTCCCGTATGGGGGGCCTGACACTGTCGACCCTCGGGACCGTCGCGGCCTACGTCGCACTTGGCGCAGCACTCGTCGCACCAATCGCCACTCTCGGTATTCTCACACTTCGTCAACATGAGGCGGATGAGGAGGCAAAAAATCTCGCTGAACAATTCGCCCTGACAGGTCGTGGTGCGACCAATACGAAGGATGCTATCGAGGGTGAGATCAGTACACTCCAGCAGATGACTGGGGTCACGCGCGCTATCGCGTCAGAGACTGTCGCGTGGGATGCAGCCCACGCTGACGTTAATGACAAGATTGCTAATGCTGCGAATCAACTTCTTCCACAATTCGTCAGCTATGGTAAGAACGCTGTCTCGGTGCTCGGCGGTATCAAGCAATCTCTTGCTGAGATCAACGATTCTCCAATCAAAAATGCTGTGTCGGCATTTGATGAGTTGAATACCAAGTTTCTGCGTCTTCCTCAGAGTGAGGCCAATGCCATCAGTCGTATGATTGAACTTGGTCAGCGCACCGAGGCAGTCACTCGTATTCTTGCTGATCTTGCTGCTCAGGGTGGAGGCAGCATACAGAAGATTGATCAGCAGGTCATTGAAGCAAAGGAAGATGTCCAGAGAGCGAAGGATCAACTAGAACTTCTTCAGCATACTGCTGCTCTTCCAGGTAATCCAGAATCTATCTACGCAATTCAGGAGGCAGCGCTCCTCGCTCGTCATGAGGTGGATACACTCGAGGCCAGTCTTAAGAAACTCCTCGGTGAGCAGTCTGCTAGAAATCCGATTATTCCGATCGACGCCTCGCAAGTCTCTGATCAGTTGACACGCATTGCACAGGATGTACAGAAGACCAATGCACAGATCCTTCAGGATCAGGTCACGTATCTGAAGCAGGAGGAGCAGGCTCACAATCTCTCCGCCAGCGCGCGTCACTACATCGAGACCACACTCCAGTCCAAGTTGGTCGATCTGGCGCGAAAGACGAGTGCCGATAACATCGAGACGATGCACGCTACGGAGAATGCGGCCGGTCTCATCGGCACGGCGCGTCTGAACCGTGAAATCGCAGACGATCGCAAGGCAATTGCTGATAAGAATACGACGGCTGAGGATCGGCTGCGGCTTGAGCGTGAACTCGGTGATAAGCTGTCTCAACTTCATCAGCTCCAGTTCAATGCTGAGAAGAAGTTGGAGAACGACAAGCACTCGTGGCTTCAGCAACTCTACGATGAGCAACTTCAGGTAATGAAGACTGCTCTCAAGGAAGAAGCTGATGCTGAGAAGAGTGCCGCGCAGGCTGATCTATCGATTGCACGCTCCGTTCTTGATCAAAAGAAGGATATCCTCAACCGAGAACTCACCGACTTTCAGATCACCGCTCAAGAGAAGTTTCAGATGGAGAAACAGTACGCCATCGAGGCTGAAATGGCTGAGGAGAAGGCCATCATGGCCGAGGGTCTCACTGCTCAGCAGACATACGACAAAATTCGGGTGCTGCGCGCCAAGCTGAATACCGATCTCGCCAAGTTAGACACTCAGATGGAGCAAGAATCTGTCCATACTTGGAGGGACATTCTCGCTCCAATCCAAACAGCTACGACTTCAATATTCTCCAATATCGTCACGCGAGCTCAGACCGTCGGTCAACTCATGCGTGGAGTTCTTCAGCAGTTGGTTCTGGACTTCGCGACGGCTCGCATCAAAATTGAGTTTGACTGGCTGGCGGGTCAGGCCGCGATGGCTCTCGGTGCTCAGAAGTGGGCGTCCAAGTCACTTATCGAGTGGGTTGCTAGTGAGCTAGGTATCCAAACAGCAAAGGAAGAAACTGCTGCAACGACTGAGTCGACCGATGCCGCGCTGGCAGCGTCAGGTGCGACGACAGCATATCTCACCGCTGCCAGTCAAATCGCGACTGACGCAGCGGTCGCCGGGGCGGGTGCCTACGCTGCGACTGCTATGATCCCCTATGTGGGTCCAGCACTGGCTCCAGGTGCAGCGGCGACGGCCTACGCCGGAGCATTATCGTTTGAGGGTGCGCTGGCTCTCCCAGCCCTCGCTACAGGCACGATGAATGTCCCACAAGATATGCTCGCGTTCATTCATGAGGGCGAGTCTGTCGTACCAAAAGAATTTGCACAGGGACTTCGTGAGTCAGGTTCTATATTCAACAATCAGCGCGGTGGTGACATCAATCTTCACTACGGTCCTCACATCATGGGAGATCATCAGAAATCTCTCACAGAACTCTTGGATGATCAGCCCTACGCGCTGCTCGACATGTTGACGAGACTTAATCGTAATGGTGCGCTTCAGCAGGCCCTCAGATGACCATTCTCACGTATCCCCAACTCCCCGGTCTGCTGCCTAATGTTATCTGGCGTCCAAAGTGGTCCGCTGAGGTCCAGCAGCACACCTCAGGAGCTGAATTTCGTATCAGCTACTGGGGGGCACCGATGTGGGAGTGGGATTACAGCTATGAACTCTTGCGGGATGGCTTCTCCACTAATGCTGAATTTGACGAACTTCGCAAACTCGTCGGGTGCTTCAACGCATGTATGGGACAGGTTCTCGGTCTGAAGCTATTCAACCCTGATGACAACAACGTCGAGCGCCAACTCATCGGTGTAACGGATGGTTCGACTACGACATACACCCTGACGAGAACCTACGGGGCCGATAATCCAAACCTCGGGTTCAATACGACGGAGCCGGTTGGCTTCGTCGATACCACGCAGCCGTTCTATCTATACGTTGATACGTCCAACGTGCCGAAGCGTACTGATGATGCGACGTATGCCTACTCGCTCGTCACTACGACTCCTGTACTCCAACAACTCGTCTTTGCAGTCGCTCCTCCAGCCGGGCACAATCTCTACGTTCAGATGTCCTATCTGTACTATGCTCGGTTTAAGGATAGCTCGCAGGACTTTCAGAAATTCATGAACAAGTTGTGGATGTTGCAGAAGGTGACACTCCAGTCACTGCGTTCTGAGGCAGCGTCGTGAGATATACCTCTCCTCAGAAGGCATTTCTACGAACGAGACAGCCGTGTCTCAAGGCTGATCTATTCACGCTGACACTCATCGGTGGTACAGTGGTGAGATTGACCACGTTCGACAGTAATGTCGTAGTCGGTGGTCATACATTCAGCGCCTACGGGCCGGCGATGAGTCGTACTGGATTATCATATCGGAACACTGTTGAAGTTCCTGAGATGAATATTCGGTTCCTCGCACGTGTGACTGATCTTATTCTTGGATTGCCGATAAAGCGTCAGGTGGTGACTGGAGTTTTTGATGGAGCGACTGTCCAGCTCGATCGTATCTTCATGCCAACACTCGGTGATGTTTCTCTCGGAACAATCTTGATGTTCATTGGTCGGATGAGCACGGCGAAGGTATCTGCTGCTGGAATCGACATGACTGTCAAGGGCGATAACGTCCTGATGAACCAGTACATGCCGAAGAATGACTATCAGACCAACTGTCTCCACACATTCTGTGACGTGGGCTGCACACTCAATCCCGCATCTTTCACTATATCGTGCACAGTCGGTTCGAGTCCGACTACGATATTCCTTCCATGGGGTAGCGTTCCGGCGAATCCTACATTCTATACTCTTGGTAAAGTCACAATGACTTCCGGTGCTACCAGCGGTCAGGTGAGAACTGTCAAGAGTGCAGATTCAAGTGGCGTTACACTCGTTTTCCCACTCGATGGGACACCAATCGCTGGTGATACATTCAACATTCTTCAAGGTTGTGATAAGACTCAACCAACCTGCCTCAGCAAATTCTCGAATCTCCAGCATTTTCGCGGATTTCCATACATTCCACCAGCGGAGACTGGAGTATGACCGAGGAAGAAGGTCGAGCGGCTGTCGTCGCATATTCCAAGAAGTGGCTCGGGACACCCTTTCGTGATCAGGCCGACACGATGGGCGGAGGTGTCGACTGTGCGATGCTTATCATACGCTGCTTCGTCGATACGGGCATACTCCCCCCGTTCGACCCTCGTCCTTATCCTCCTCGGTGGCATCTCCATCAGAGTCGTGAGCGATTTCTTGAGTGGGTTGAGCAATTCGGGATTCAGACGGATGAGGAGAAGGTCGGGAACGTAGTCGTCTATCGTGAGGGTCGCTGCTTCAGTCATGGTGGTATCATCGTGGATAATGAGAATATTGTTCATGCCGCGTGGCTTCGCAGAGAGGTTATTGCGACACCAATATTCGATATCAAGCTGACACACTATCCTACAGGCAAGGTAAGACCTCGTCGTATTTATGATATTTGGAAGAAGTTGGCGGCATGACACAGAAGGGTGGAGCGAACGCCTATAGTTCCCCGAAATATACGGGGATTAGTATCCAGACATCTGCTCAAGGTGTCGCCATACCATACATCGCCGGGAAGGTTCGCGCTGGAACGAATCTTATCTGGTATGGAGATTTCAAGAAGGTTGCGGTCAAGCGGGGAGGTAGCGGCGGAGGAAAGGGTACTCAGCTCTATAAATACAGCGCGGCGGTGATGCTCGGTCTGTGCGAGGGGCAGATCCAGAGTATTGATCAAGTCTGGGTTGATCAGGCAACATCAACTCTTGCTGCACTTGGACTGACTTTATTCACTGGATCTGCTTCCCAGTCTCCTTGGTCGTACATGGTGAGCAAGCATCCGAGTGAAGCTCTCTCCTATGCCTACACCGCATATCTTGCGAATGAGTCATATCAGCTCGGTAACGTCCCCACCCTCCCCAATCATAATTTCGAGATCGTGAGTCTATTTTCTGGTACGATGCCTGGTACGGTCGATGTCAATTTCGCCGATGTTATCCCAGATTTTTTGAACAATCCTCAGTATGGACTCGTCTCGACGAATATTGACTCTACGTCGCTCGCATTCTACAAGACGTACTGTCAGGCTCAGGGTCTGTGGTTCTCCGTACTGCGCGATAAGGCCGAGCAGGTCAGTCAGACTTTAGATCGTTGGGCTACTCTGACGAATACCTGGATTGGATGGTCTGGCTCTTCACTCAAGTTCATACCATTGGGGGATACTGCGATTACGGCGAACGGGGTGACATATACCCCGAATACGACGGTCCAGTATGCTTTAACTGAGGATGATTTCTTTCCAGGAAATGGCCCTCCGATTATCACCGAGCGTTCTGATCCTGCAGATCGCCCTAATCATGTGAAATTGCAGGTAAAAGATCGTGTGAATGCGTACAACGTCGCATCTGTCGAGTGGCAAGATCAGGGTCTAGTTGATCAGTTTGGGCGCGTAGACAATTCGGTCACAGATGCTTCTGAGATTTGTGATCTCACAGTTGGAAATCTTGTAGCTCAATTCATCGGTCAGCGTGGAGCATACATCCCGAACACATACTCGTTCAAGTTGGGGTATGAATTAGGATCAGGTCTCGAGTTTGGAGATATCTGCACAATCCAGAGTGGAAAGTCTGGCATCCCTAATCCCATTTCTGTTCGCATTCGGACATTGGATGAGGACAACGCCGGAGCGTGGAGCATTCTAGCTGAGGGGATTGTGCAGGGTACAGGAACTGTCGTTCCTGGGAATCAACCATCGAGTGATGGTGGGTTTATCGACACTCAGGTTGATCCTGGCGATGTCAATTTCCCGATGATTTTTGAACCAACGTCAGACTTGACAGCTGGAATTCCACAACTCTGGCTCGCTGCATCTGGTGGTCCGGACTGGGGTGGCGCAGTCGTCTACGTCAGTTTCGACGATATCACATACACCCCGATGGGCGCCATCACATCACCAGCACTACAGGGTCATATCACAACGACCTTGGGTCCTCACAGTGATCCTGATCCTTCTGGAGCGTTCACTGCTGATCTCACATTGAGTGATGGTATCATGGATACCACAGCAACTCATGCAGATGCTGACGCATTCCGGACATTAGTGCTGATCACAAACAATATCCCCGGATTTATTATTCCTCATAATGGAGAGATGATCTCGTACGGTTCTGTGGCTCCTGGATCGGGATCATTTCTGTTCAATATCAGTTATCTACGTCGTGGACTATATGGAACCACGATTGCCAATCATCCGGTGGGTAGCAACTTCTGCAGATTTGATCTAAATGCTGTAGAGGGACTTGGCAATTCTGTCTTCACATATTTGATTCCTTCTCAGTATATCGGAACAACCATCTACTTCAAACTCGCCAGCTTTAACTCCTTCGGAAATGCAGCACAGGATATCTCTCTTCTTAGTTCATACTCGTATGTCTCAAGTGGTGTCGGGTATGGACCTGTGAATGGTCTGCCTGCACAACCGACCGGATTTGCCGGATCTCCGAGTGCGAACGGTGCTCTGTTCTCGTGGACCGCCAATGCGGTCAACGATAATGTCGAGACGTATCAAATCTGGGGAGCCCTCGGGACTGGGACGGCGTTCGGCAGCACGTCTCTCATGTACACGACCAACAGTCTCAACTGTCTGGTGCCAAATCTCACAGCGAACACGGCCTACACGTTCTATCTCGTAGCTGTGAATTCTGTCGGATCGTCCACTCCTTCGGCATTACAGAATGTGACGACGGGCGCAGCTCCCATCACTGGTAGCAGCTATCGCGCCGTCACGTACAGCACGAGCCCGGTCACTCTTCTCAATTCGGACGCCTATGTCGACATCACCAATACATTCGGTCCGAACCTTGTGGTTAAGATGCCCCCTGCACCGACGAGTGGTCAGCGCATTGTGCTGATGGATGCAGGCGGCAACGCTGGGACGAATACTATCCTGCTCAAGAACAATGCTGGATCGACGCAGCTCGACCAGATCATCGTTAATAGTGGTTGGACCAATCCAGAGATGTGGAATGGTTCGACGTGGAGGCAGACGGCATGACAAAGAAAATCTGGCTGGTCGGGGCGTTCATGATATTGGCGACCCCGGTGTTCGGAGGAGGAGTTCCGAACCCCGCAAACATCGATACCCTCCCCGGAAGCGGTCTGACGAATAATGACTTCGTCCTTGGAAGTTCGATCCAAGGATTGAAGGATGCCAGCTTCGCCACAGTCCCGGTCTCAAAGGGTGGAACCGGGCTGACATCTGGAACGTCCGGTGGTATCCTCGGGTTTACAGGTTCAACAACTCTTACCTCGAGCGCTGCACTGACCATCCACGCCATCACAATAGGCGGCGGGGCCGGGGCAACACCCTACCCTCTGGCGAGCCTTGGGAGTACTCATACGCTCCTCCACGGTGGCACGGGAGACCCTACGTGGGGTGCGGTGGACCTTGCCACGGAGACCACCGGGACACTTCCTGCTGGATCATGCCCGATCCCGACGGGAGTAACTCTCGGCTGCGTCTACGCACCGGCGAATCCACCAGCCGCGCACAACTGGCTGACAGGGTATAATGGAACGACGTGGCTCACAGCTCAGCCTGACTATACAGACATCACAGGATTGGGGACAGCCGCTACTCAGAATACTGGAACTTCAGGTGCCACAATCCCGATGCTCAACGGAGCTAACCAGTGGGGCGCTGATCAAATCTTTGCTCCTGGATCATGTTCTCTACCGGGTGTGGCTCTCGGTTCTCCTGGAGATTCAGGATTTTTCAACTATGGTGTATCTGACGATATTGGTTTCTGCGCGGCGGCGCATCTGAGAGCAGTATTCTATGGATCAACGAGTAATGCTCCTGTCGTTTTCGGGAATACAACGGCGAATGTAGTACCGACGAGTATCCTCGGTGGTAATAACGGGATTGAGAATATCGGGACTGTGACACAGTACGGAGCGTACCGGGCGCTCTCGTTGAAGAATACCGCTGGTGGATCTCCGCTTATCGCTCTCTCACACTCGAGATCTGCAACGAATGGATCATTCTCAGCACTCACCAGTGGTGATTTTCTCGGGTTTGTTTCCTTCGGTGGTGATGATGGAGCATCGTACGATACAACCGGAGCTACCATCGTCGCCATATCGAAAGGAACATGGACAGGTGGTGTCGGACCGTCCGATTTAATTCTCGGAGTGCAGAACAATGCGGGGGCGTTGGTGAAGGTCGCCTGTCTCGATGCAGATACAGGCTGGTGGAATGGGAGTGGTGGTGTATCAACCATATGCTCTGGATCAAATTTTCTTGATCGATCCAACAATGCGACATTCCTCAGTGCCGTCTTCGGTTCTCCCACCGGGGGGAACAAGGGTTCTGGAACAATCAATGCAACGACAATCTATCAGAATGGTACCGTACTCGCCACTATTGCGACGAGTGGTAGTGCGAGTGATCTGACGACTGGCACCGTCGCGGCTGCGCGGATGCCAGCCTACACCGGAGATGTGACATCTCCAGTCGGCACAACCGTCAACACAGTTGCGAAGATACAGGGGACCACCGTCTCAGGAACGACTGGCTCCGGCAACGTCGTCTTCTCAGCCAGTCCAACATTCACTGGCACCATCACAGGTGCAAGCGTCGCATTCTCAGGTGCGGGCGGTACATGCACGAATCAGTTTGTTCGGATCATATCCACAGCTCTAATTCCGACATGCAACACGGTCAATCTTGCATCTGACGTTACCGGAACTCTCCCATCAGGATCATTTGGTCCACTGACCGGAGACGTCACAACTTCTGGGTATGCGGCGACAGTTGCGAAGATACAGGGCACCGTCGTCTCTGGAACGACCGGATCGACCAACGTCGCATTCTCAGCATCACCAACATTCACCGGCACAGTCCAGATGGCTGCGAGCCATTCCTCCGGCAGCTCGTTCATCGACGCTGACTTCTACTGGACTAACGACATTACACCCCCGCTCATCACAGCAAATCAGGACGACTATGCTCCAACTGGCAACGCGACGGCAGTCGTCTTTCGTCTCTCAGGTGATGTGACTCCTCGTACAATCACGGGATTGGCGGGAGGGGCCGACGGGCGTCTCGTCATGTTTATCAACGTGGGAGCAAACAATCTGATTATTGCGACGGACAATATAGGATCATCTGCAGCCAACAGATTCCGTCTGGGAACGAGTACCGATATCACACTCACACCAGATGATACGATGGTGTTTGAGTATGATGCTACAGTATCCAGATGGCGTTGGGTCAGTTCTCAGCTCCCCACACCTGGTCCTGCTCAATTAGGTGGTATCAACTCAGCACCATGCACCGGAAGCAATTGGGTGAAGGGATATAACTCGACAGGATCGGCGACCTGCACTCAGCCAACCTATGGTGATATCTCCGGTCTCGGCACGGCTGCGACTCAGAATACTGGAACATCTGGTGCGACGTTACCATTCCTCAATGGTGTGAATACGTGGTCGGCAGCGCAGACATTCAGTAATGGTGCGACGATCAACAGTGGTCTCACCCTCGGTACTCCTCTGACGGGAGCGAATGGTGGCACAAATAATGGATTCATGCAGTTCAGTGGCCCAGCATCAACACTGAAAACGTACACACTTCCGAATTCTACCACTACTCTACTCTCACTTCTTGACATCAACGTAAATGTCGCACCGGCGACCAGTGGCTCCACAGTTCTTCTCGGAAATGGTACTGGTGGATTTGCGAACTATACTGGAGTGACGTGTACGGGCCAATTCATCAGAGCACTTAACTCTTCTGGTGGTGGATTGTGTGCCGCCGTCAGTCTTGTTGGGGACGTTTCTGGCATACTCCCGATCGCCAATGGTGGGACGAATGCGTCGACGACTTATGGCGCTCTGACAAGTCTCGGAGTTCCGCTGCACGACATACTGGAAAATCCATCATTCGACGTCTGGCAGGAGAATACCACCTATTCTCCGAATACAGGTGCAAATACATTCATCGCAGATCGATGGAAGGTTCGTACATTTACAACGGCGACTAATGGATCGAGAACTTTCTCACAAGTTGCTGGTTACTCGGGAGCGCAGTTCGCACTGAAGATACAGAGAGCAGCGGCGAATGCTGAGACAGCGCAGGCGACCGTTGGTCAGCAGATATACACCAAGGATTCAATCCCACTGCAGAGCACAACACTGCACCTCGCGTGTGATGTCAAGTGGGGAGCGAATTATAGCCCCAATGGATTGAATGGTGTTCTATTCTCTGGTACAGGTATAGACGAGACAGTCAATCTGAATGGTGGGTTCGCCACTGGAGCGGCGTCAGCAAATTTCTCGACAGTTCCAACTTCATCTGTTGGGAATACGACACATGCAGATTTTGGAACCGTGGCCGTTCCGTCAACCGAGACAGAACTTGCTGTGCGAATTTCGACCAATACGTGGATCGGTACGGCTGGAGCGGATGATAGTGTATCCATCACCAACTGCAATCTCACCGTCGCAACGGGTGATGTCCCATATTCTAAGCCACAGTACGAGGTCGAGCTGCGTAACGCTCAGTTCACATATCGTAAATCTTTCACATATGCGACTGTTCCAGTTCAGAATGCTGGAGCACTGACAGGTGAATCTCTGTGGTCTGCCGGTGTCGCTGGAGCAGCCGCCGAGAAGTATTACGTCTTCTTCGGTAACATGATGCGTGCAGCACCAACGATCACATTCTATAACCCGGCTGCTGCGAATGCGAATTGCCGGGATGAGACAGCGGCGGCGGATGGAGCGGCGGGAGCATCCAGCAATGTGTCGGAGAAAGGATTCTTCATCACGTGTAACGGCAACGCGGCGACAGCGGTCAACAATACGATGGGGATCCATTGGGTCGCTGACATTCGCCTTTAACCCTTGTGCAGAAGGTACTTCTGCTGTATGATTCACATTAACGGAGATCACAATGATCCTCATGGTAGCGCCGGGTCCAAACATCAACTACGGACCACTTGGTTCAGGGGCGACCTACGTGTCGGACGCTCTCAGTCTCATCTACATCTACAATAACTCGACGGCTGATCAAGCATCGCTGACAGCACTCGGCGTCTCACTTCTCGCTGCGTTCGGACCTCTCGGTAGTCTGGGATTTGCTCTTCTCA